CAGTGTAAGAAGTTAATGAAACAGATTATGCTAAAGAAAAAGTTTAAATTATAAATTATTTCACCGCTACACTACACTAAACCAGGAATAAAATCCTGGTTTTTTTATTTTTGAAACTTTTTACTTATTTGGTTTATAATACTTAAATAAATTAAACTAAATAAGAGTATGAAAATTACAATTAACAAAGTAGATCAAAACAACTTCACTAGCTTTATCAATAGATTAAAAGTTATCGATACTTTTGTTTACTTTAAGATCAAAGACGGTGTAGTACAGGCTTCGGCATACTTGCCACAACGTGATGCGGTAAAGCACCACAGAGTTCCAGTAGAACAGATGTTCCAAATCGCTGAACCAATCTCAACTGAAAAAGAATTGAAGATCGCTTTCTTTGATGCAACTAAATTAACAGATGCATTTAAGCAATTCGAATATGATTCTATTCAAGGTGAAATTGAATTCATTGAAAATGAAGAAGATTTTGTTGCAACATCATTCCGTATTTTTAATGATGAATTAGAAATTAATCTTGCATGTTCAGAGCCATCTTTAGGATATAAAGATCTTACGGATTCGCAGATTTCAACAATCTTTAATGTTGATGATGCAAATTATAAGTTTGACATGGATTTATCTACATTGAATAAAGTTAAATCTCTATTTGGATTAGATAAAGAAGAAACTTTCTCAATTGAAGCAAACGGAAAAGGTGTTAAATTAACAGGTAATACTTATAACATGTTAGTTACTCCAGATTATGACGGAAAATCAGCAGGTAAGGTAACACTATTCAAAAAATACTTAAACTTACTAGACAAAGAAGATTATACAGCGAATGTACTAGATAATAGAGTTGTTCTAAGATCAAACGAATCTGAAACACTATTAACAATTGCAACTTGTCAAACTGCTGAATAACATATGTCCGATATAACACAACAATTACTAGAGAAGCCAGAATCTGAGCTTAGTGAAGCAGAAACACGAGAACTCATTGAGTATTATTCAACGATGTCAGCAAAGTACACTGCGTACGAGCAAGCGGTTAAAGTAACACTAAACTCGATTTATGGCGCCTTTGGGAACAAATGGTTCCACTTCTTTAATTTAGATATTGCGGAATCAATTACAATACAAGGTCAAGGTGCAATCTTATATTCTGAAAAAATATTGAACAAATACTTTCAAGATTTTTGGATTAAAGACACTGCAGTTCACGAACACTTTAATATTAAAGTAGTTACGAAACCTGTGAAACCGGCTGTTGTTTATATCGATACAGATTCTTGTTATGTACAGTTTGAAGAAATGTATGAATCTATTGAATGGCTTGAAGACAAGTTGACAATCGATCAATTCATTATGCAGCTGTATAATTTTAGAATCAAAGACTATATTACTAAGTGTATGACTAAGTATGCTGAAAATACAAATACAGATAATTTCTTGTATTTTGATTTGGAAACCATTGCATACTCTGGAATATGGCTAGCTAAAAAGAAATACTTACAAAATATCGCATGGGAAGATAAGCTTGAAGAAGACGATAGATATCCTTCCCTATCTAAAATCAAAACGATAGGGTTTGATACTATCCAAAGTTCAACTCCAGCGATTGCACGTAAACACTTAACAGATGCTCTTAAATTAGTACTTTCTGAAAAACCAACTGCAGATCTACTTAAAAAATTAGTAGAGTATTTAAAAAAATGTAAGAAGGAATTTAAGCTGGTTGACGTTGATCAGATTGCATTTAACAAAAGGACTAATAATATTGAGAAATATATCGTCGATGACACGATCGAGTTCCAGATTGGTTCTAAGTGTCCTCCTAATGTTAAAGCAGCTGGATTTTATAATTTCTTAATGAATACCAATCCTAAATACAAGAACAAATATAAAATGATTGGTAACGGAGAAAAGCTTAAATTGTATCATTGTAAACACACAACATGTGATATGTTTGCATATATGCCAGGCGATCATCCTTATGAGATTGCCCCTGAGATTGATTATGAACTTCAATTTGAAAAGAGTGTAATTGATCCATTAAACAGAGTATTGAAAGCAGTAGGTCTTCAAACTCTAAACAGAAACTTAATTTATTCAACCTCATTATTTTAATATGAAAGTATCATTTTACGAAACGTTATTAGGATTAGTTAAATCAACGCCAAATGACATGGAACTAGGATCTTCAGTTAGATCACTAGTTAATAAAATCGAAGACTCTAAAAAACCAAAAGAAATTGATCCAGCACAGGTATCAATATTCGATATAATTAAAGAAAATTAATATGAGCAATCTAGATCCTAAAAAACTAATAGAAGATTTATCTAAAGATGAATTGCTTAAAGTTCAAAAATATCAAGAAATCCATATGAGACTAAGATTACTTAAATCTCAAATGGCAGATATTCAAGACGAAACTCATGATTTAATTGACCAGCTTGATAAAATGAGAGCAAAAGAAAATAAAAACAAAGACAATGGCTAAAAAAGACTTTACATTTGACGATTTAAATAAGCAATTAGCAGATTTAAATCCACTAGGATCCGTAATGGATCAATCAAACTTTTCAGAAGTAACTGAATGGATTCACACCGGAAACTATCACTTGAACGCATGTGTTAGTGGTTCTCTTTTTGGAGGGTGGCCAAACAACAGATCGTGTTCGGTAGCTGGTCCATCAGGAACTGGTAAAACATTCCTTACGTTAAACTCAGTAAGAGAGGCAATTAATATGGGTTACAGCGTAATCTATTATGATTCTGAAGCTGCAGTAGATAAAGAACAAATGATCAAATTCGGTATTGATATTACTAAAGTAAATTATCAACCGATGAATACTGTTCAAGATTTCAGAACATCTATTACAACAATCACGCAGAAAATGCAAGAAATTAAAAGAAGTGGTGGAGAAATTCCTAAACTAATGATTATCTTAGATTCTGCAGGTAACTTAGCAACAAGAAAAGAAATTGATGATGCAGCATCTGGTTCTGAAAAATCAGATATGACTCGTTCAAAAATCTTAAAATCTATCTTTAGAATCATTATGACTCCATTGGCTGATTTAAAGATTCCATTCTTATTTACAAATCACACATACCAGTCTCAATCATTTATTCCAATGCAAATTGCAGGTGGAGGAACCGGTCCAGAATATGCAGCATCTATTGTATTGATGTTAAATAAGGCACAATTAAAAGACGGTGCAGAAAAAGTAGGTATTATTGTAAATGTTGGACTAGAACAATATGCTACTTGGGATATTTGTGGAATTACAAAAGGTACAATTGAAAAAGGTAAGAAAGTTCCTAAAGCAACTGCAAGAGGTTGGATTTGTGAGCACTTAGACCATGCAGTACCAAATAAAGAATTCTTTACTGACAAAGTATTTACTAGAGAAGTATTAGAAAGAATTGAAGAGCACATCAAACCTCTATTTAATTATAATTCAGAATCAAGTTCGTTAGATATCGAAGAGATGTTAAATGATACTGTTGAAGGATAATGAAAGTAGACGTTCATAAAATAGTAGAAGATAAACTACCTATAAAATATATCTTAGGCATCCAGGATAAGTTAGAAGCTTTTCCTGATGCTTTTGATATTTTATACATATTTATCAATGAAGCTGTTAAAAGGCCAGACAGGCAAAAAGAGACATTCACAAAACATGCCTTGATGAAATACCACTCAAAAGGTAATCATGAGAATGCTGAAGAAGGACTTAAGAGAGGAATTCAATTGGGTCTATTAGAACAAATTAAGTTCGATGAAGGAAAAGAAACATACGAAATAAAAATAAACCCATACATATGATAGCAGTATTTGACGACTTTATTAAAGACGAAACACTCCTACAAGAGATTGCAAACGAAGGTGATAACTTTTTTTATCCAACTGGACAATATACTTATTGGAAAGGATGGTGGAGTAAAGAACCAGAAACAGTTAAGCAGAAACTAATTAAATATATCTGGAAAGATAATTTACCTGTTAGAATTGGCGGAACTTTAGATGGATTCGAACACTGGACCGGAATTCAAAGAGCAGATCAAGATGGTCGCAGAAATTATTTAGAATTACATTTGGATGATGATGTCGCATATCGACAAGCAACCGGTAACAGAATGTTTCCAGTTTTAGGATGCGTATATTATCCAGAAGGTTTTGAATTTGAAGGTGGTGAATTACTAATCTATACTGATGGAGAAGGTAAAAAACCAGAAGTTATTAAAACAAGACCAAACCGATTGGTAATATTTAATCCAGGCAGTGTAGTTCACGGAGTTGATACTGTAACGTCTGGAGTTAGAGGTGCAATCGCAATTAACGCATGGGCTGAAGAGCCTTGGTCAGTTGGTCAGGGCCATATTATCTTAGAATAAGATTGAAACAAATTACAATTTATCATTATAACTACTATAAATAATCCCATCTATGAAATTCGGACAAGACTTTGAAAAAATCTTTTTTAAACTATCACTATCTAAGCCAAAATACTTAGAGACTATTAAGAAAGGATTTTACACATCGGATGATATAGATACTTTACATTATTTAGCATCTAAATTCTACGAGAAATTCCACGAAACTCCTTCTAAAGATCAAATGATCGTTCTTACTAAGAACCCGAAGATCAAAGGTAAAATTGAAGAAGACATTGTAGATATTATCTATGGAGTAGATTTAATTAACTATGATGAAGAGTGGTTAACTCAAACTGCAGAATCTTGGATCAAATGGCGTAACTTTGATAGCACCCTAATGGACACTATCGAATACGTTAAGACAACAGAGGTTACTCCAGAGAATACTGATGATATTATCTCTAAGGTTAAAACATTAATCAATGATCGTAATGCAATTATATTTAATTCAGATTTAGGATTAGATTTCTTTAATGCAGAAGATCACTATAGTGCTGAAAGAGTTAAAGTAAGTTCTGGATATTTATTTTGTAAAGATGGGAGTTAACACTGCATTTGTTTCAGCGGAAATGGCAGCACATAAAGTAATGAAACGTATTGGATCAAACTTACTAACCATCCAAATGAATGATTACGAAGAAAAAGCTAAGAACGTAGAATTAATGAAACGTAAGTTGGAAACTGTTGGTGATGGATTAACTCCACCCGGTCAACTATTCGTAAGACAGTTTCCAACTTCACAAGCAACTGTAACTGATATTGAAGCGTATCTAAAGCAAATTGAAGAAGAACGCAAGATTAAATTAGGTGCAGTAGTTATTGATTACATTAACATTTTAGCTAACTTTAGAAACCCAAACTCTGAAAACATGTATTTAAAGATCAAGCAAATTGCTGAAGATCTAAGAGCAATGGGAGTAAGAAATGGTTGGTTAATTGTTACAGCAACTCAGATTAACAGAAATAATTATAATTCAAGTGACATTGGAATGGGAGATGTTGCAGAATCAGCAGGTCTTTCACACACCGCTGATATGATGTTAGGAATTATACAAGATGATATGATGAGGGCTTCTAATGAATATTGGTTAAAGATATTAAAAATTAGAGATGGAGAAGGTAAAGGAGTTAAATGTAAATTAGACATTAACTACAATTACATGAGATTAACAGAAACGGATGAAGTGTCCAATTCAAACATACACAGTTTATAATGAGAACAAAAAGAGATAAAATATTTGACAATACCTTCGAAGAAACTGAATTTGAATTCGATACTTCGATGAGTTTTGAACTATCACCAAGAGTAGTTGATAATAGATCTGAAGAAGATAAAATTGAAGCTGATTTAATAGCATCCACAATCCACGACTTAATAACCAACTCAAGATACAAAAAGTTTAATGTGATTGATGAATTTCAACAAACGGTTAAATTAAAAAAGATCGATATTAATGAAGTGTATGAATTTATATCTGACGAAACAAGAAGCACATTCTCTTTAGTCGATGTATTTTCAGAGTTGTGTGATTATTTCAATATTAATCCTACTCGTTTTTACCAATCTCTTGGTAATAAATTTAAAGAAGAACTAATTGAACAATTAGACGAAAGAACTAATATTTTACAACGTAAAAATATCAATAGATTATTTTAACATGATTGACGGTAAAATCTTAAAAAGACCTGTAAAGAGGATTTGGATTTTAGGTGATATGCACTTAGGTGTGAGATCAAACTCCATGGAATGGTTAAATATCCAAAAGGATTTTTATGAAAATGAATTCATTCCAACTCTTAAGAAAAATGTAAAACCAGGGGACATATTAGTCCAAGTTGGAGATGCATTTGATAACAGACAAAGTATTAACTTAAAGGTGCTACTGATAGTTTAAAATGGATTCCAAACGTTGCAATCTATAAAGAACCTAAACAATTTAATTGGGGAGATAAGAAAGTATTATTAATGCCATGGAGAAAAGACACTGAACATGAGGTTGAAACCCTTGCAGAATTTCCACATGCAAATATTGTATTTTGTCACTCAGAAGTTAGAGGTATTAAACTAAATTCAAAGGTTACTAATTTACACGGTGTTGAGGCAAACTCATATGATAACTATCTTGCAGTTTACTCAGGTCATATACACTACAGACAAAGTAAAGGTAAATTAAAAATGGTTGGTGTTCCATATCAATTAACAAGATCAGACGCAAACAACGCAAAAGGATTTGACCTGGTTGACTTAGAGACTATGGAGGAAACTTTCTTTGAGAATGATAGATCACCAAAGTTTGTGAAAACATATCTTACAAGTCTTTACAATGTGCCTCTGGGTGAATTTAAAGATCAGATCCGCAACAACTTCGTAGATCTATTTGTTCCATCTCATATTGCAGCGTCAAGCGCTCTATCTAAATTCATCAATTCAATTCAAGAAGTTGGTCGTAAGGTAGAACCAAACATATATGAACAAGATACATTTATCGATAAGGATATGTATGACATGGATGAGATTGAAGATCTTTATAAGAACTACAATATTCTTCACTTGTGTAATATGTATATTGATGGAATGCAACACGATGATGAAACAAAAGTTGAGATTAAGAATAGAATAAAGAAATTGCACGATTTGTGTGCATATAATTATGATAGCGACCAATAGATGAGAATTCAAACAATAGAATTTAAGAATTTTGCAAGTTATGGAAACTCAATTCAAAGATTAGAATTTGATGATGATTCCGCAGAATTATTCCTAACCCTTGGTAAAAACGGACACGGAAAAACTACGATCGCTAATGCGATTGTTTATGCGTTATATGGAAAGGTAGAAGGCGTGAAAATGGCAGATTTACCTAATAGAATTAATAAAGAATTATGGGTAAAGATTAATCTACAATGTGGAACGAACGATGTTTCAATTGAAAGAGGAATTTGATAAAGCAGGTAAAAGATCAGTTCAAGAATATTTAGAAGAAGAGATCTTTGGTATACCATATCATGTATTTAAAAACATTATAATCTTATCAGTTAATGACTTTAAGTCGTTCTTAACGATGACGAATTCCGATAAGAAACAAATTATTGATCGTATGTTCGGCTTCTCTATATTAAATGAGATGCAACGACAAATCAAAGAAGAGCGTAAAGGATTAAAGGTTGACATCGATGTATATGAACGTGAATTAAAATCAATCAATGAAAATATCACCTCGGTTAATATGCAATTAAATGAATTGATGGCTGAGTCTAATGAAAAAGACAAGGCAAAGATTCAAGAGTTAAAAGATACTTTAATTAGATATTCTGAAAACAAGAAAAAATTAGAAGAAGCTCAGAAGTCAATCACTGAAAGCCTTAAAGATATTAAAGTAGATTTAACAGATGCTCGTTCTGAGAAAACATCTTTGGAATTTGAACTAAAGACTCTCAAGAATAAATTAAAGTTATACGAAAGTAACGCATGTCCAACTTGTGAAAGTCCTCTTGAAGGAGAATTTCACACAGATCGTAAGACTGAAATGGAATCAAAGGCAGCTTCAATACCTTCGCAAATAGAATCAGCAACTGATAAAGTAAAAACAATTAGCGATTCTATTGAATCTTTTAGATCTAAAGATTTATTAATTAGGGACAAAGTTTCTTCGATAAACGCAAATATATCAAACCTTAAAAAAGAACTAATAAAAATTAAAGATTCTTTAGCAAAAGGTTCTGATTTTTCTCATATGAAAACTTTAATTTCTAACTTTGAAACTCAAGAGACAGAGAAGATAGATGCAAAGTCAAAAGTTAATGCAGACTATTATTTCTTAGAAAACTTAGAAGAAATTTTAGGTGAAGATGGTGTAAAAAATCTAGCAGTTAAAACAATTCTACCGGGATTAAATACTAATATTGCAGCGATGACACAGACGATGCACCTACCGTTCCATATTCGTTTTGATGAAAAGTTCAATTGTATTATTAATCACTTAGGTGAAGAGATTAATCCAATGACCCTTTCAACTGGAGAACGTAAGAAGGCAGACTTTATCATCATTATTGCTATCATTAAAATATTAAAACTAAGATTCCCGCAACTAAATTTATTATTCTTAGATGAATTATTAAGTTCAGTTGATGCAGATGGAGTCCACAACATTCTTAAGATATTAAGTCAAGTGATTAAAGAGAGCAAAATAAATACTTTCGTAATTAATCACTCAGTGCTTCCTCATGAATTATTCGATAAGAAAATTCAGATATACAAAGAGAATGGCTTTTCAAAATTTGACATAGAAGCAATAGATTAATATAGATATATAAACTTATATGGCAAGTTACAATTTAAAATTCAATTCAGATGATAGTGTAATTAGACACACTATTATAGGCTTATTGGCTGATTTAAATAATAAAATTTATTTTTACAGACAATTAGAGGCTAATAAACGCGTTTCGATTGATGTCCCTTTTTATTATTCTATTTCAGGAGATGATCAATTTCTAAGAGATAATTTTTTATTCTCAACACCTTCTGGACCTGATTGCCACCCTGATGTTGCATTCGCAGATGGTAACTATGATGTAGTTCCTCGAGGAGTAGTACGCTTAACAGGAATGTCTATTGACGCAGGTAAATTAATCAACAAACGAAATATAGGCTCATATACTAGAATGAATAGCGAAGGAGCAATGGAAGGATATACTGCAGAATTTGAAATGATTCCAATTGTCCTATCTTTCGATATTGAGATCTTAGTGAGTTCTACATTAGATGCTTTAAAATTAACGGAATCTATGATTAAGACTTTATATAAGTCTAATAATTTTAACGTTGAGGTAGGTCACCTTGAAGAGGCAACATATAGATTAAATTCATATTATCAAATACCTGAAGATTTTGAAATACAAACACCTATTGATTTTACATGGGAAGACAAGGATAATTATAAAATATCATTCCCAATACAGGTAGATTCATTTATTCCTTCATTCGATTGGGGAAATACTCCATTTGCATATGGAGATTCAGATAGTTCTAATGGCGAGGGTGGAAGCTCATCAGGAGGAAGCTCATCAGGAGGAAGCTCATCAGGAGGAACAGTTAGGAGAGGAACTGAAAGACATGCTGGTAATAGAATGTTTGAAATCGTATCATCAAATATTGCAGGCAGTTTGGTAAACCCCGCGATTGAATCTTCATCTGTTACTGAAGATTCAATAACAGGAACTCAAATAAACAAAGTCTTTTCACCGGATGCAAGTTTTAATCAATCAGAAATTCCACAAATTCCAGTAGGTACAAACAATGTTTTATCACTAAATGCTCTTGAAAATCCAGGATTATTTTTAATTCCTAACGGAGCATATAATCAAGAAAGAATCGTATTATCAACAGCAGGCAGTGTAACAATAGACCCTTCTAACTTTGTTGGAGCTACTTACATTGAAATCTCAGAAGGAGGAGTCATCAATATTAAATTCTATGAAGGAGGATGGTATATAACAGGATCTTCTAATACAACAATAAATTACTAAATTAATTAAAGATATATAATAAAACAAAAAAATTAAATAATATGACAACTAACATTTTAGCGCCATTTTCAATCAATGAAAATACGTCTACATTTTACGTTAATGGAAGGTTATTCGAAATGACAGATAATGTAATTACTGAAGTTGAAAAAACAAATGCAGATTTAAGAAATGCAATTATCGCTTTTGAATCTTTTGAATTCTCAACTGAAAAAATCACATGGTTTCACGGAGCTTCTAAATTCGTTTATAACTTAACAGAAGGAACGTTCACAAACAATGGAACTTTAATTACTGAAGGAACATTTGCAAACCACACACTAGCATCTGGATTAGTAAGATATGAAAACAAAGCAACTGCTGAGTTATTTGAATCTCTTCCAACTCTATTAGATAAATTCGTAGTATTAGATTTCGCTGCAACATTTGAAGGAAATTCAAATACAGTTAACGTATTTAAAATCGAAGAAAAAGTATTTGTTTCTAGATTTAATAATGATAATAAAATCGCAAAGTTCTTTGAAGCTACCGCAAATGAAGCAGTAGAATATATCACAGAACAAACTGGCGAAAACTCAAACTCTTTCCTAGCAGAATTGTTAGAGGGAGAATCAGCTACAATCGCTGAACAAGAAGCAACAATCTCAACTTATGAAGATATGATTGCGTTCTTAAAAGACCAGAGAGGTTTATTAGCAGAAGCTGATAAATCAATCGAAGAGATTAAAGCGGCAGATATCCTAATCAATGAGGAAATCGCAACTTGGGAAACTAAGATTGCTGCACTAAGAGCATAATCACTTGGGTTATTACACATGTTAAAAAAGGGAACTTCGGTTCCCTTTTTGTGTTTATAAACAAATCTATATTTCTATGTATAATATCTAAATAAATAAATACACTGTGGCTCGTAAAAAAAATTACTTAAACAATAAAGACTTCTATGCACAAATGGTTTTATCCAAGGATGCAGACAAGTTAACTCCAGAAGCTGAGAAGATGTTAATTCTTCTAGCTGAGAAAACAATCAATAAAATGAGATATGTAAGTGAGGACGATCGTAATGACTGTCTTCAATTTGCAATGTTAGATCTTCTTAAATATTGGAAAAACTTTAACCCTGATTATCCTAATGCTTTTGCGTATTTTACTGAAATCGCAAAGAGAGGATATGCAAAAGGTTGGAATAAAATTCATCCCCAAAAATACAAAGGAACTATATCAATTACAGGTTCTAATGATAATGGAGGAGAACACTCAGGAATATACACCTTATAAATGTCAATAAAAAATGTCAAACCAACTAAAAACTCAGGATTTAACCAGGGATATTATCACCCGGTCTTTCCAGAGAAATATATAGGACCAACTCCTATAATATACAGAAGCTCATGGGAACGTAAGTTTTGTATATGGTGTGACAACAATGATAAGATAATTAATTGGTCAAGTGAACCGGTTGAAATTAAATATTGGTCAAGACAAACCAATAAGGCACATAAGTATTATCCTGATTTTTATTTTAAGCAGCTACAACAGGATGGGACTCATAAAGAATATTTGGTAGAGATAAAACCAAAGGCACAAATACAAAAACCTCAAATGCCTAAAAAGAATTCAAAAAAAGCTTTGGAATCGTATAAATTTTTAGCTGAGGCTTATGTAAGAAATATGGATAAATATAATGCGGCAAAAACTTTTTGTGAAGGTCGCAATTGGAATTTTATCGTATTAACAGAAGATACAATATTAAATGGGCTACGTTAAAGACAGAATAAAAGAATTATCAAGGACGGCAGGCAGTAAGGCAAGAGCTAGAAAGTCAGCAGAGTCTTGGTTTGATAGTGCTTCTGTTGATGAGGCAAAAACCACTAGAGGAAGATTTGAACCGGGAAAAATATATACATTTAATTATACACCCGGAACAAAAGACCTTCCTTGGTTTGATATGAGACCGGTTGTTTTAGCGATTGAACGAGTTGGAGATAACGATCTAGGTGTTAATTTAAATTTATTACCAACTAGAGTTAAAGAAGATCTTTTAGATGAATTATATTCTAGAATGGAAGCTAGTATAAAAAGAAACATTAAGAATGAATCAGTCTCTACCAAACAAAAACCGCTAAGAATAACATACGATGGTATGAAAGCATATTTAAAAAAGAGTGGATGTGATTTTGCTATTAGACAATATACGCCTTCTAGAAAATCAAATCAACAAGTAGTAAGTTATGCAAGATGGGCTGAAATTTCATTATGCGATTTTATTAGCTTAAATGGAACTACAATTGCACAAATAAGACAATTGTTTTCTAAGCAATAAAAAATGAATATATAAAACAAATAATATAATAATATAAAATATAATGGCAGGATTCGTAGATAGAAATGGCCCTTTAAGTACTAACAAAAAATCATTCACACTGAGGGATCAACTTAAGAAGTTATCATCATTTGGAATGTATTATGACGATTTAGTTCTTAGACAATCTCAAGCGATTGGACCAATGGAAGATGCAATTGGCTTTGGTCAAATCAACCAAATGGGATTAGATTCAGACGACATGTATGGCGCTTTTGCGGCACTATCAATGTCTGATACTAATATGCGTAAAAATATTCCATTCTTTGATCAATCTTATGAAGGTAAGAGAGAAGAATTAAGAGCATTTTCAACATATGATGAAATCGAAGATATCCTTGACATTCTTTGTGACGAGTCCGTTGTATACGATAATAAAAACTTTTTTGCTAATCCTGAAATTATAGGAATGGATGTTAGTGAAGAAGTTGAAAAATATCTTAATAAATCTTATAGAGATATTTACCAATATTTTGGATTTAACTCAGATCAATCAGCATGGTATTACTTTAGAAAATTTCTAGTTGATGGTTATCTTGCTTTTGAAATTGTATATAATCCAGATCAAACTGAAATTATCGGATTTAAAGAAATTGATCCAATTACATTAGTTCCTGGATATAATAAAAAGGATGGTAAAAAAGTATGGACTCAATTTAAAGATGATCCAATCAAGGAGAGAGTCTTGTATGATTCACAGAGAGTTATTTGGGCTGTTACAAATTCATCTTATAGAATGAAGTTTATTATTCCAGTTGGTGGTAAATCTAAAACAAGAGCAAAGCAATCACTTGCTCAATTAATGAATAATTATAAAGAAGTTGTAGATTTTGATTGGGAATCTGGAAGTATGCATACTGACGGTAAACCAATGTTACAATTTAATAAAGAATACTGGTTACCAAGTAAAGATGGTGAAAGTCCAGAAATCGAAACATTAGGTGGCGAAGGTCCTGAATTATCAGATACAGAAGCACTTAAATACTTTACAGATAAACTTAAAATGGTTTCTAAGATTCCATTTAACAGATTCATGTATGAAGATGGTGGAGGAGACTTTAACTTAGCAGCTGATGGAATGATTAGAGATGAAATTAAATTCTCTAAGTTCATCAAGAGATTGCGTTCAGTATTCCAAGAAATATTAGTAAAACCTTTACATATCCAAATGTGTTTAAAATATCCTGAGTTTGCAGAAGATGCAGGATTTAAAACACAAATATCTTTACAGTTTATTGAAGAGAATATGTTTGCAGAATTAAAACACATGGAAATCATGGAACGTAGAATTAATTTTGTAAGCGAATTAAAAGATTCATTAGTAACTACAGATCCAGTAACAATGGAAGAAGAGTATTACTTCGATCAAGATTTCTTAGTAGACAGATACTTAAAATTATCACCGGACGATAAGGCAGCAAATGAAGCATATAAAGCCAGAAAGGCAGCAAAAGATGCTGAAGAGCCAGAGGTTGATCCGATGGATATGGGAATGTAAAAATAAGAGCAAGGAATGAAGCACGTAAAATTATTTGAAGAATATATTAGTGAAAGATTTGTTGAGGATCAAATCCCACAACTACAGATCGCTCTTAGAGGAACTATTGGATTGACTTCAAAGCAAGAAGATGTTACGAAGGAATTAATGGCAACTTTATATGAAAAGTATATTCACTTAGTATTAATAAGTGGAACTGATGGATATAACGATACAGGCCTTTCTAAAGACGGTGATAAAATACCAGACAATAGAAAACACAACAAGATCAAATACGATATTCCATTACTTAACTTTTCGTCTACACAGCATAACTTCCACAGAGATATGAAAGCAAAAACTTTTAATACTGTAGAAGATCTTCAAATAAGCGCAGATAAGAAATTATTCTATAAAGCATTTGCAGATAAAATGGAATCAGTTCCAAATACAGTGTATAGTTTAGAAGATATTGAAAAGCTAGAATTACCTATCATTGCAAAACCAGCAGAAGGTTATAGTGCTCAAGGAATTGAAAAGTTTGATAGCTATGAAGACGCAAGAAAATCAGATATGGAATTTGATATTTGGCAAGAGGCTAAAGAATTAGATAGAGAATTTAGAGCGTTCATTATGGACGGAGAATTAATTCATATTGCTGAAAGAATTACAAATACAAATAACGATATGTCAGTCGGTAAAAAAGATGCCGATGAAAAGATTGATTTAATCTATATTGACCAGGATATTGAAAAGTTTGAATACACTGATCAGATATTAAAAATGATCGATGAATTAAGCACCGAGGTAAACTTAGAATTTTATAACATTGACTTAATGTTAGATAAAGAAGGTATGATGTGGGTCCCTGAAGTGAATGGAGCACCTGGTATAGGACCATCTATGTTCTACATTATATATAAGACCTTTGTTAAAATGGCATATGGAATTAATATTCCAGAATCATGTGATAAGGAATTATTACAAATTGCAAATGACCATAGGGAATTTATGGCAAAAGAATATCCAAAGGAATTTAAATCAAGTTTGGCTCCAATGTCAATATAATAAAAAGAATATATAACTAATGAAACATGTAAAACTATTTGAAGACTTTATTATCCAAGAGGATGCGATGAAAGTCACTCCAGAATCGGATGTTGAAATCGATGGATATACAACAGATGATGGTGTAGAAATTAAGTCTGCTGAAATTGTTGGAGCAGTTACTAGTTCTAAAACTGAAAAGGAATTTAAAGATTACTTTTATGACACATACGGACAGGGTGCTTTTACAACAAACGACATTGAAACTTTATGTACTTATTTTCAAGAATATGAAGAAGAAATTGTAGCAGCAGAAACTGAAGAAGAAGAGGCTAAAGAAAAAGAAGAAGAAGGCGGCGGAGACGAAGAAGATCCACTAGCAGATATGGATATTTAAAAAATAATTTTTTAATAAATCCCACTTTTTAACAAAGATATATAATACAAATATAATAAAATAATAACATGAGCAATAAGAATTTATTAATTCTAGAAAGATCATCATCTGTCCTTAAACAAGGAAGTACCGATAAGTATGTACTTGAAGGAGTTTTCGGTGAATTAGATAAGAAAAACAGAAATAATCGTATCTATACCGCTGAAGAATATGTACCACAGATTGAGGCTTTACAGGATAAAATTAAGGCATCAAAATTATTAGGGGAGTTAGATCACCCATCTAACTTTGATATATCTTTAAAGAATGTATCTCACATTATTGAAGAGATTACATATGACGAAGAAGCAAAACAAATTAAAGGACGTATTCGTTTATTAGATACTGATGCTGGTCGCCAGGCTAAAGCGTTGGTTGATGCAGGAGTTCCTTTACAAATTTCATCAAGAGCTGCAGGTGCTGTAGAATCTAATGGAACAGTTAAAATTAAACAATTATTTACTTATGATTTAGTAGCAGATCCTGGATTTGCAAACGCTGAATTAACAAGAGTTAATGAATCTTACGGATTTGCAGATAACTCAGACATATTAATATATGAAATCGGTGAATCTACTGATTTATTAACTAACGAAACAAAAACAACAGAAAATAAAACAATCACAATGGCAGAATCTAAATTTATTACTGCTGAAGATTTTAACAAATATTCTCAATACCTTTCTGAAGAGATTAAGACTATTAAAGAATCTTTATCAGAAGCTAAAGAAAACGGAAACGAAACTGAATTAACTAATTTGAAGGAATACACAACGTATTTAGCTGAAAAGTTAGACCAAACTATTCAATACACAGAGCATGTTGCTGAAAAAACTGATCAATCAATCTCATACACTGAGAACATTGCAGAAAAGGTAGATCAATCTATTCAATATTCAGAAAACATTGCAAGTGGTGTAAATCAAATTAAAGAATACACAAACTACTTAGCAGAAGCATATAACGAAGGAGCTACTACGCACCAAGGTTTATTAGAGTATGTCGAGTATTTAAAAGAAAACTTAGAAAAAGTTACTGAATATGCAGAGTATGTTGCAGAAACAGTTAACACTAACTTAATTACTGAAGAAGAAGCAGGAAAAGAAGTTGAAGAAATCGAAGATGAAAACGACGCTAAAGACGTTACTGAACCAACAGTTGATACTGACGGAGAAGAGGTTGATGGTGAAGTTGAAAACGTAGAAGCAGACCTAGAACTTGAAGGTGAAGGAGAAGCTGAAG